AAGCCGCAAGCTTCAAGCTCCAAGATCTGAGAACCACGAAAAAGTTTCACGGCCCCTGAACCGAGGTGCTGGACCAAGATAAAAGTATTCTTTGGATGCTTTACATGAAAGGCAATTTGATGTGGACTGAAGCGTACCTTGTTACTCTTCGTAACTTTTAGTTCTATTGTGAAAAAGGTGCCAGAAGTATTATAGCCCAATAGATCAGGAGTACCGGAAGAGCTAAGATTTTCAAGTCTAATCCAACTAATTGAGGTAATATTTTTTTTAAGTTTTTGATATAATTTACGCTCTGGTCCCATGCGTTTTTTAGAGTAACATTGTCATTCATTAATAGTCCTTCTGAAGTTTATCTGGCAAGATAAGACTCGAAGGTTTTTCTGTTTTTAAAACTAATCTGTGAGCACTATGCCCTTTGTGACCCACAATTGGAATGCTATGCTCATGCACTTCCATTCTTCTAATTAAATACAACTTTCCATCTCTTTCTACGTAAATCTGTGCATTCTTAATTGCATCGGACCCTTTCGTAAATTGACTCAAGAATAATTGCAAGTCTTGTACTCTCATGAATCTTTTCGTCTTAACTTGTCTGATAAATTCTTTATCACATGTTGATACCCTTGCAACAAATTATTTGCAGATTCTAATTTTGAACTTAACAGACGTTGCTCCCACAATTGTTTTCTTTGAAGTTCCATTAAAAATTCCATACCTTTAATTCTATCTGTAAGGTTATCTATCTGTTTAGTTAAGTCTAACTCTCCTCGATCATCTTTCATATATTGACTTTTTAACAATGTTACCTTAAATTGTCAACCATGGGAGTACCTAAAAGACTAACAGAAATGCAACAAAGGTTTGCTGAATTCCTTGTATTCGGTGGACCTGACGGACCAATGACTCAAACCGAAGCGGCGTTAGCGGCAGGGTATAGTCCCAAACGTGCAAGACAGGAAGGATCAGAACTTTGTAATCCAAGACTGTCACCGCTTGTTGTCAAATATATTGGTCAATTAAAAGAAGAAAGACTTAAAAAACATGAAGTAACTTACGAAGGACATGTAGCAGAACTTGCTAGACTCCGAGAAGCCGCTTTAAAAAAAGGATCTTTTTCTTCTGCAGTGAACGCGGAAGCAAACAGAGGAAAAGCAGCAGGATTATACATAGATAGAAAAATAATAAAAACAGGTAAATTAGAGGACATGTCAGAACAAGAATTAGAAGCGAAAATGAAACAGCTTTTAAACGATTACTCACAGATTATTGATGTAACTCCCGACAAATAATAATGCAAATTATTGATGATTTTTTAAATCCACAAGAGTTTAAAAATATACAAAACATACTACTAGGTAGTGACTTCCCTTGGTTTTATAACAAGTGTATTTCGGATAAAAATGACCCTAAAAGATTGTACTTCTTCACACATAATTTTTATAAAGATTATACATCAAGCAACTATTTTTATCTATGGAAATCTTTTTTAGATAAATTAAATTGTAGTTCTTTAATTAGAATTAAAGGTGGTATGTATCCATCTGTAGACAAAGTGAGACCTAACTCAAGTCATATAGATTATAAATATCCCCACAAAGGCTGCATATTTTATATCAACAAAAACAATGGACCCACATATTTTGGTAAGACAAAAGTTATGCCGAAAGAAAACAGAGCAGTATTATTCGAACCTCATCTTCCACACAGTAGTAGTTTATGTAGTGACCAACAAGTTAGAGTTACTGTCACTTTTAATTATTTTTAAATTTTGTTTTAAAAACCAAAGTTATTCTAGGTGTATGATTTAAAGGACCCCAACCTTTGTGGGCCTTCTGTGAATCAAACATAATTAATCTATTGTTTACAAATTTATATTTTTTATCATTCTCTATTTCAAACTCACACCCTTTGCTTACACTTTGAGACGCCATATATAGACAAGTAACATCACCATCATCTTTATGAAAATTACCATTCATATCAAGATGTTGAACATTTATGTACATCCTTAGTATGTCTATTGGTTTTTTAATTGTTTGTCTTAATTTATATATTAAGAAAGCGTTAAGTGGTTCTCCCTCTATACAGTAAGTGCTGTAAAAAGAAGTCTTATCTTCAGGTTGAGATTTATGTCCATAGTAATGTGGAAAATCAAATAACAGATATTTTTTTAAAAACTCTGCAAGATCTTTATCTAACCAATTATCGATTACTTTCGTTTTCACTTATACTTTTTGTATCTTTTTTACCCACTGTCTAGGTATCATAGTTCGATCCCCAAAACAAAAACTACCATCATCTTCTCTATCGTAAGAAGCAAATAATTTAATTGATTTACTATCTTTAGAATACAACCAACCTTCATTAACAGGTCTTGCTAATCTCATTTTATCAAACTCTTTGTCAGTAGCCCAGCCCGAATCGCTCACACAGTCGATCCACTCCACTCGGACTCTCGGATAAGGTATGTCGGGAGTTATTGAGGCAACAGCTTTTCTTCTTTTCCTAGGCATAATTTATATCTAGCATACTAATAGCAATCTAAAAAGTTTAAAAAGTTTCACATCAAACTCAAACTCGCGCGCGTAGGGCACTCTGTATTTCTATAAGTGGACAAAATAATCTGTACTTCAAAACATAATTTGTACCATAATCTGTCCACCCTAAAGTCAATAAAATCAACACTTCTAGACCAAAAGTACAAAAAGTACACTTTTTTTGAACAAAAAAAATATTTTTTTTTAAAACTTTTTAGATCTCTTATAGTACCTCTTTGGACACATTTTGGCCATAATGTAGAGCAATTACCCCTAACTTGTCTTCAGCGTCTGCAATCTGTTGTAATAACTTGTCAACTTCTGCTGTAATATCAGGATGCTCTGGTATCACCAACTCATGTTCGCTGAAACATTTAATTTTATATCTTGCGTCTGCAATATCAGCTTCGTATTTCTTCTTTAGAACGATTCTAAGTTGTTCATTCATAGTTTCTCCTTCCTCATCACAATTTTGCCACATTTGTTAATGTACATAGTATACATTTGTTTACCATCAAAGTAATATCCGTGTATTTCCCAGCCTTTACGCACCATTAAAAAAATCCTCCGGATTTAAATTTACTTTGGCTTGTTCTTTCTCACTAAACATAATTTCATGATACATGTCTAGTCTTTTGAGAAACTTGTGTTTCCATGTCCGTAGTTCATGGTCCGTGATCCGAAATTCTTGGTAATATAAATCTGGAGTACACATCATGATTACGCCCTGACGTATCGCTGACCCGTGCACATAATCGTGGGCCATGGCATACGCTGCGATCTGTAAGTAATAATCCTCAACCCATTCTTTTTTCTTAGGTCTATTAGACTGTTTAAAATCTACAATAGTCTCAAGACCATTGTGAAGACAAACCAAGTCAGTAGACCCAGCGTATAACCCAGGATAGTATAAAGTAACTTCCGAACCGTAGTATTCTTCAACAGGTGCAAGACCCACTTCAATAACTTTTTCGGCCATGGGCTTCGCCGCCTGTCCGAGTTCTGTAAGATCATCGTAGCCAACGCCCGTGACATAAGATTCGATGAATTTGTGCATACTAGTCCCTCTCCGACTAGATAAATTCTTAATGCGCTCTGCTTCTTTTTCTCCAACTTTTTCCTTCCAATCTTTTAAAAATTGTTGATTTTTTGTAGCGCCTAATATCGTAGTAACAGATGGAAGTCTAGAACCATTTACATCATAGGTCCTTGTTCCATCTTCCTCGATTCTTTTACCAGTTTGATAGGTATACTTACTATTAAATCTTATAGGATGACCTAAGTTGTTGAACTCTTGAATATCCTTATCACTCATCATAGTTTATTTTTAATTTCTTTTAGATATTCTTCGTTCTCTTTTATAACATTTTCATCTCTTTTTTTAATGTATTGTGGAACAGAACTTTCTATATTATTAAGTGGTGCAGAATCATGCACGTTACCACTAACCGAGATCCGTGTTACGTCAGACTTGAATGGTGCAACCCAATGTTTTAACCACGCAGGAAAAATAAACATATCTCCTTCTTCTGGAAAATGTGATTGATAGGTAATTGCTTGTCTGTTTCCATCTCCATAGATAAACTGTATACCACCCGGTCCACAGCTTTTACCTTTATACGCTTGATGTTCTTTCTTTAATTCATCAGGGATAGATAAATATATTACAAATGATAGCTTACCATCATGATCGTGTGGTGGGTTAAATTCAAACTGTTTTTGATAGTTTATCCACAAAGCCGTTATAATATATTCTGGTCTTTTATCGTATGGTTTACCGGTAAATTGTTCATAGCCTTGATCATAAACACCTAAATATTGTGATAAATAAGGTACAAATTTTTTACGTACTTCTTCATCATAACCCTTCTCATTTTGTATGATACCGGCTAATTTATCTGTAAAATCAAACTTTGATTTATTACCCTCTTCTAACAATAGTTTCTTAACGTTATCGTTTATTTTTAATTTAACAACACAGGGACCCCACTGTAGCATTTGTATTTCTATTTTTTCGTTTTCCATCTATCGCTCCTTAATATTTTTACATGTTCTCGCCATGCCCACGAATTTATTTTACCGGACCACTTCATGATAAAGTGTAATGTGTTATAAATATATTTATCAAACATGATCAAATCTTTTTTTTAATTTATATTCATCTAGTACCACTATTTTATCATTTAAAGTTTGTTTAGAATAGTGATCTATAACTTGTCTAACTTTAGCTAGTTTAGTATGTGACCAAGGAAAAATCAAACAACAAACATAATAACAATCTCTGAATGTGCATCTCCATTTCCATTGCATTAAATACTTTGTCCCATCTTTTCTTTTACCTTTTCTAGGTTTTTTTACTACGGTTCCGCATCCTAAAATTTCGTGGACCCATCTAATTACAGATTGATCCGTCATGGTTATCTCCATACTAATTCTTTGTGAATTAGAAATACGGTAACCATCTCCTTTGTGTTTCTTTTTTTTCTCAGGTCTTCTGGTGAAATATAAACTACCTTCTCCATCAAAAAGTCCTGCAATGTATGCTCTATCAGTTTCTGGTATCATATTTCCTCGCATATAATAATACAGCCATCACAATAACTGAAACGACTATACCAATAAAAAATAAACCAATCATCAAACGCCCGCTTTCCGTGCACGTACTAACGGGTCGCCAAAGGCTCGA